TATATGTTAGCTAGAAAACAATTTATGAAATACCACGAAAACATATTAGTATTTTATAAAAACCAACCAGCATATAATCCAATAAAATTTGAAACAAAACCGATGAATATAAGATATAGTGGTGGAAATTTTAGAGAAGATAGTATTAGGGGTAAAAAAAACAAAAAAAATAAATTATACTGATTTTAGGAGAACAGATAGATTTCCCAAAAGTATTATTAAAATAAATGAACCGATTGGAAATTCGAAAGAAAAACAATTATATTATCACCCCACCCAAAAACCAGTAGCCCTATTTGAATATCTTATCAAGACCTACACCAACGAAGGAGATTTAGTTTTAGATAATTGTATGGGAAGTGGCACAACTCTCGTTGCGGCCAAAATGTTAGGCAGGAAGGCGGTAGGAATTGAAATTAGTGAGAAGTATTGTGAGATAGCAAAGAAAAGGCTGGCACAAGAAGTATTATTTTAGAACCCAATTAAGATAAAGAATTAAATTAAAACTATGAAAAAACAATTGATAATTACATTTGATATTTTACAAGACAAGCTGGAAAAACAAAAACCTAATTTAGTTATTTATTCGGAAAGTTCGCCAGAAGATAAGAATAAATTTTCTGTTAAAGAACTAAACGCGAGCGGATTGAAAAAAATGATTAAACCAATACTTGAAATAAGACAGATAGATGGTAAATTTGGAAAAATATACTGCGCAAGGATAACAGAAGAACAATTAAGAGAATTATTTGATTTTTAACTATTTTTTTAACCTCAAATGATGAGCTTGCGAAAAAGAATCTATGAAGAATTGGCCCAAAAAAGATATATGACTTATCTTGAAATTGAAGAGTTAGTTAGAAGCTGGGGATATCGAACGAGCAACCTAGAACGTCGCTTAAGACCTTCTGAAAGTGATTGGGTCGTTGCCGTGAAGTCTGAAAAACCTCCGCATTATATTTTAGGTTATCGGTATGTAGGAAAAGAAAAACCAAAAATAGAAATTTGGACCCAAAGACAACAATCTTTAGATTTGAAATAAATGTCAAAAACCCCAAAACAAAAACTCTGGAAACTGGCTTACGAAACATTCCGTGAATACATCCGCAAGCGAGATACTAACTTTCAAGGCTATGCAAGAGACCCAAGCGATGGTAAAATGTATCTAGCCTCTGAAATGGACATCGGACACTGGCGGCACGGCAAAGGTAAAGAGTGTTACTTTTGGGAAACCAACTGTCATCTCCAAGCCAAAAAAAATAACTACTACGGAGGTCAGGATGTGCTCCAAAACTACACAATTTGGATGATAAAAACTTATGGGCTAAAGGAAGTGGAACGGATTAAAAAAGCCAAACGAATTTACTGGACCAACAAAAAACTAGAAGAAGTTATTGAGAAATATAAAAAATTGCTGGGGAAACCAAAAAAATAATGACTGCTGAACAACTGGCTCAAATCCAAAAATCCTTGGAAGAAGTAGAAGACCACGGCTATGGAGAAGTGCGTATCGTTTTTCAAGACGGCGAGGCAGTAATTTACCAAGAAATTAAAACTAAAAAAGTCCTTGACAGATTTTTTGAGGAATGTTAAACTGGGCTTGACAAGATTTTCAGGGTTTGCTAGAATGTAATCAACAATGAGTGACGGAACAACCGAGCTCGTTGGTGAAGATACCTAAGAACTTTGTGTTCGTTATAGGTGTTTTTGCCAACGAGCTTTTTTTGCTCGTATTAAAACGCTCTCCAAAGTAGAGAAGGCGGTTAACTTCCGCCTATGCTAAAAAGTAATCTAAAACCAATGGCTAAAAGGTGGATTCAAGTGGCGGTGAAAAAAATGAAGAAAAAAGGCACACTTGGAAAATTTGGCAAAGCCACCGCTAAAAAAATTGCCGCCGCAAGAAAAAAGGGCGGAGTAATGGCAAAAAGAGCCAATTTCGCCGCAACAATGAAAAAACTAGCTAGAAAAAGATAATGCCATTTAAGAAAATAGGAAAAAACACATATAGGTCTCCAAGCGGCAGGAAATTCACTGCTAAACAGGTAAGATTTTATTATGCCACTGGCGGAACATTCAAAACCCGCCGAAGGAGAAAAAAGAAATGATTGAAAAAAAATATCCAGAAATGAACGACAAAGAAAAAGCTGAGATGTGGGAAGCAATCGCAGATGAATTGTCGTCTCCAAAAAATTATCGGAGAGGAAACAAGGAAATTTATGATTTTTATCAAATTCCAGAAAGCACTTTTTACTGGAAGACTACGGAAGAAGAATTTCTAAAAAAGATAGTAAGAAAAGCCTTGTTAAAGGCGAAGAAGTCTTTCCCTGATATTCTTGATAAACTAGAGAAATTAGCTCTTGGCGGAAAAGAAAAATCAATTGAAATGTATTTGGAATACATTGTTGAACTTTCCAAGAGAATGGATATTACCACAAAAGGAGAATCAATAAATGATTTAGGATATGAGCGAGCAAAAAGAATTATCGAGGAAGGAATTAGAAAAGGAAGCGATAAGGGTGATTTGCCGAAATGAACTAATAGCATTTGGTGGATTTGTTAAAGAATATCAAGCTAGTTGGTTTCATCGGGAAATAGCGAAAAAACTAGAAAGTGTTGAAAAGGGAAAAACAAAACGGTTAATGATTTTTTTGCCCCCAAGACACGGAAAGTCGGAAGTAGCCAGTATCCTTTTCCCAGCGTGGTATCTAGGAAGAAACCCCAAGAAAGAAATTATCGTTTCAAGTTACTCAGCAGAACTAGCCGAAGATTTTGGATATAAAACAAGAAATCTAGTGGCTAGCCAAGAATATCAAGAACTTTTTAGCACTAAACTCAGGGAAGATTCAAAGAGTAAAGCCAAGTGGCTAACCCAAGAAGGTGGCGGATACACCGCAGTTGGAGTGGGCGGAGCAATCACTGGACGAGGAGCTGATTTGCTAATAATAGACGACCCAATTAAAAACCGAGAAGAAGCGGAAAGCAGCACTCTCAGAGAAAAAGTGTATTCGTGGTATACCAGCACGGCATATACACGCCTTGAGAAAAACGGAGCAATAATTCTCATTCAGACCAGATGGCACCAAGACGATTTAGCTGGAAGACTACTGAAAGCTCAAGAAGATGGCGGAGATCGATGGGAAGTAATAAAGTTTCCAGCCATTGCGGTTGAGGATGAAAAATTTAGAGAAAAAGGCGAAGCATTATGGAAAGAAAAATATAACCTAGAAACATTAAAACAAATCAAAAACACAATAGGAATCTATGATTGGCAGTGTCTTTACCAGCAAGAGCCAATCGCCAGCGAGACTCAGGAATTTAAAAAAGAATTTTTTAGATATAGAACCATAGAAGAAGTAGAAGCACTCCAAACCAACAGGTTTCTAACCATAGACACGGCAATTTCCCAAAAAGCTAGAGCTGACTACACTGGATTTTGCCTCAATTTCGTTGACAATGAAAATAAATGGAATATCAAAGCTTGGAAAAAGAAAATCAGCCCGCTTGAATTAATAGATGATTTATTTGCACTCCAAGAAAGATTTAGACTTACTAAGATTGGGATTGAAAAGACAATTTATCTTCAAGCTATAAAACCGTTTCTTGATCAGGAAATGCGAACGAGAAACAAATTTTTAAACATAGTTGAGCTTCAGCACGACCAAGTTAACAAAGAAACCAGAATCAGAGCTTTGTTGCCGAGATATGGAAGCCATTCAGTATTTCACATAACGGGGCAATGCGTTGATTTAGAAGAAGAGCTGATAAACTTTCCGCGCGGTGTTCACGATGATGTGCTTGACGCAACCGCCTATCAGTTGCAAATAGCTATTCCGCCAGTGAAAAAGCCTCAATTTCAACCAATAAAACTAACTAGCTACAAATGAAATTTCAAAATTATATTTCAACATATCAAAATGGAAACGTAGAAGTTTCTCCGGGAGTTTCTTACTCGATTCGAGAAGTCATTGAGCAGGCTTTTCGGAATTATAATTCTCAATACCAAGACAAAACAGATTCTTCAGGACTAGAAAAGATCTTTTACAATATCATTTGGGTGGTTTACAGGACGATAATAATGGGTTCAAATATTGACCTTAAAAATATCAATTTCCGCTCAATAAACGGCAAAAACCTTTTAATTTTAAACTTACTGAAGTTAGCAGTGCGTTCCCATCTCTTGCGGACATTCTTTGGAGCTTATATAGACAAAGTAATGAGCGAGTTTGTCTGGTTTGGAACATCAATCACTAAAAGAGTAGACGGAAGTGTTTATACGGTTGATTTACGAAACATTGTTAGACCGCCGCACATCAAAGACATTCAAGAATCAGGACTGGCAGAAAGAATGTTTTGGACTTATGAGCAAATGCAATCCAAAAAAGACGACTGGAAAGAAAACTGGGATGAGATTGAAAAAATATGGGAACAGTTGCAAAAAAGCAACAAAAACAGATTCACTTTGTATGAGTGGTGGACATTCAACGAAAAGGGAGAAAAAGTTTGCAAAGTAATGCTGGAGCGGAGCTTAGAAGACGAAAAGAACACTGGTCAAGATTGGGATCCGTATCTAGAGCTGGAAGAATACAAAACTCCGGCTAAAAGGCGCAGAACAAGCAAAAGAATGGCTAAAAAGCTAGGAGAATACGAGCCGTTGTTTCCTTACGAGCAGATTGATTTTTTCGATGTTCCCGGTCGGTGGCTAGGATTTGGCTGTTCAGAACTCTTGCAAGGACTCCAAGAACACTACAACGAGAAATTTAACCTCTACCGCAAGAAAGATATTCTTGATTTGAGAGGAATTCTGATTCACAAATACACCTCAACTTCCAACTCCTTAACGCAAGAATTTCTTTCAAACCTAGAAACGGGAGACGTGCTTTCAATGGACGTGGGGGAAGACTTGCAACGGCTAATCATTGACACCAAGACCGCCGAATTTGTGGCTTCAATAGACAAACTATACGAATTGGCACGTCTGATAATGGGCATAACCTCGCAAGGAACAGGAGAAGACCAACCGGCTACCCAGACTGCGACAGTGGCGATAGCGAATCAAAGAATTCAGCAAACTACCTATGATTTTGTTCGGGAAAGAATGCATCATTTCATTCAAAGACTCTTCTCCAATGGATATATGGAAGACATCATCGATGAAATGAACGACAAGGAATACAAAGCCATTGTTGGAGATTCAAGAGACCTAGAGGAAATAGACTCTGCTTTAATGGATTCGTATATTGATCGCAGTATCAAGGAAATGCAATCAGATCCAGTTGGTCAAAGTGCGTTAAACAACGAAGTTTTAAGACTAATGAGCGGAGGAGCGAGTTATGAGCAAGCGTGCGAAATGATTGTAACTCAGCTCAAGGAAAAAGGAATGGAAGAATTGCGAAAGCAGGGAGATATGCGTTTCCCAGAACTTAAAAAGGAAATGCTTAAAGATTTGGATTATTACATCGAGTTTTATGTTACCAATGAAACATTTGATAAAGCTCAGAAAATTCAGAACCTGATGGCGATGAAAGCCGATCCTAACTTTACTGGGAGCCGCAAAGCTTTAGAGGAAGAAATCCTATATCTCTTGGACGAAAATCCGGCGGCTTTCAGGAAAACAGCCGAAGAAAAAGCTCAAGAGGTAGAGATGCAAAGACAGCAAATGCTGGAGGCCCAGGGCATAATGACTCCCGCGAATCCTGTTAATCAATCAGTGAATCAATAAAGATGAGAGTAGTGAAATATGATAAATTGAAACACGAACAGGAAAAGAAGGCTCGTGAAGCGGAATTGAAATACGCAAAAGAAGCGGCTGATTATTATGAGAGATTGCGGGAAGACAGAAGGTTTCAAAAGTATGTCGTAGAAGGAATTTTCAAAAAGAACATCGCCGAGCTGACTGATACGAGAAAAATAATTGCTGGAATGAAAAAAGACACCACTAAAGAAGAAATTGGAGACTTGGTAATGCAATCCATAATTGCCGCTAAGATGCTGGAAAAAATGCTCTCGGAAATAATGAATTAGAATCGTTCTCTGGCAATGATTAGTTGCTCGCTAAGGGCAGTCATTGCCAGAGATAACTTCTAATTTTATGCCATCAGAAGACCAACACCTCGACGGAAATGAACCCTCACAAGAGGAAGTTTCTACCTCCGACGAGACACGCGAATCTGACGATGCTTCGGAAGACCTCAATAGTCTTTTTGAAGATGATTCGCAAGAAGACGAGACGCCTGAAGAAAAAATCAAGCGTCTAGAGGACAAAATCGCCCGAATCGAGAAGGGAGTCAAGAAATTGGCTACCGAAAAAGGGCGAGAGAAGCAAAAGGAAAGACCTACCGAAGAAAAGGTTGAAAAGACGGAATCACGCGTGAACCCCGTCTTGAAAAGCCTTTACTTCAAAGCGAATCCTGAAGCTCAAGAAATCTGGGACGAAGTAGAGAAAGACGCACAGCTTCTTGGAAAAGACCCGTTCGTTCTCTACGAAAGCTCAGCCTATTACAAGGGCGAAGCTAAAGCCAGATCCGAAGCGAAGGCAGAAGAGGAGAAGAATAAAGCTAAAGTCAATAAACCATCGTCTGAAGTTGGCTTTAAAGCGGACTTCTCCAAAATAAAGACTGCCGAAGATTACAAAAAGCTCACTCCTAAGGAACGAGAAGAATATAACAAATGGAGATTAGCAAGGGAAGGAGCCAGCTGAAGACGATAAAAATTAAATGGCTCAAGATCTTTCAAATTTCAATCCAGAAGTCTGGAGTGTAGATATTCAAGATACTCTGGACAAAACCCTAGTAGCAAAGTCGGTTTGTAATACAAAACTTACATCTGGTCTTTCCTACGGGGATACAGTTCACTTTCCGTATATCGGGAATGTGACGGCTCACCAATACGTGGATGCCGTTGGTGTGACTGTAAACGATGTTAATCCTTGCGATGAGACAATGACGCTCAATCAGCAATACGATGCGACCGTTTACATATCCACCAAAGACCTAATTCAGAACAAATACTCGACTGCTAAAATCTATCAGGATCGTTGCGCTTACGCACTGAGAGATAAGATAGACAGTTTAGTTCTCGCTGAAGTTGCTAACGCTGGTCTTACATTGACAGCTGGCGACCTCGCGGGGGGTTCTGGAACAGGTGATATCACCGCTACGACCAGTAACATTATCGAGATTTTCTCGAAAGCCAGAATGAAGTTGGCTCAAAACAATGTTACGGACGCCGGTGATTTCGTCGCTGTTATTACTCCTGCTATGGCTTCCTTGATTGAGCAGAAGTTTGCGGCAAGCGGTTTCTCTGTTTCTGACGCAACGTTAAGAAACGGATATGCCGGGGATGTGTTGGGCTGGAAAGTATATGTTTCTAACAACGTATATAGCCCGTCATCGACTGATTACAACCTCTTTATGAAGCGCGGAGCGATCGCTCTGGGACTTCAAAAGGATGTAACGGTTGAAGTTAAAGACGCCATCGGATCAGGCGGTTCCAGCCGACTCGGTCAGACCTATATCGCTTGGGCTTTGTGGGGAATTAAAACTTTCCACTCTGGAGCGCAAATGATGGTCTCGGCTCACATCGCTCAGTAAAATATTGTTTGGGGCTGGTTACTCATTATGGCCAGCCTCACATAATGGGAACAATATGCGAAAAATTTGCTCAATTTACACGAATAGAAATGCGGTCGAAACCTATCGTAATTTCAGACCGCTGGAGCATTCAGGACACGAGGTAACGTTCATTGACAAAATAGTAGAAAACAAGGTGAGACAACGGCTCGATAAGATAGCTGAATCCCTGTGGAAAAAGGGAGATATTTGGTTTATGAAATACCTGCCAAATAATAATTTCCTAAATGTTATAGTATCAGCCAAACAGTATCTCGCCTCACAAGGAAAGAAAGTAACGATGGTCGTTGACCAAGATGATAATATCTTTGAGATTCCTTGGGGAAACGCAGCATTTATTTATTGGCCAAGAACGAGAGTAGAAAAGCAGGCTCAAATTCTAGCTACGGCTGACTGGATTGTTGCCTCAACTGAGCCTTTAAAGAATTACCTGACTCGTTTCAATGAACACGTGGTAGTTATTCCCAATATGATAGACCCGAAAGACTGGGACTTAACTAGTA